GACATCGTCTGCTGCGTCAACGGATACTTCCTCGCCATCGAATGCAAGGCAGGTAATGGCAAGACAACCGCGTTGCAAGACAGGGAGTTAGATGCCATTGCTGGCGCAGGGGGCGTAGCCATTCTAATTAACGAAACCAACATATCCTCCCTCCCTGAAACACTCGACTACATCACCAAAGGACACCGCAATGAACGAAGCACGAATGGATGAAATCCAAAAAGAGATGAACGAACGCATACATGTGTTGAGCGATGACGAGAAAGAGAACATGGCCGAGGTCATGCTCACGCTAGCCCGATGCTACGGGCCTAACCCAGACAGCGCCGTACTGATACACATATGCAATGGCAGCATGGATGTGTCGGCCCTTAACATTGGCGAGATGGAAGCAGCCGAAGCCTGTGCCAAGTCAGCCGTCATGCTGGTGAAGGTTTTGGAAGCGCCATCAAACCCAAAGGACATTCATTGATCCAACCATACGACACCATCCTGACCGTTGACTTTGAGACACGGTGGGATAGCAAGAGCTACACACTATCGAAGATGACAACCGAGGAGTACATACGCAATGAACTATTTCTTGTCTTTGGAGCGTGCTTCCACACTTATGGAAGCAACGGAGACACTAGATGGGTTACAGGACTCGACCTACCTGAGTACCTATCTGGCATCGACTGGGGACGAACCGCCGTGCTTGCACATAACGCCCAATTCGATATCTCCATCCTCTCTTGGAGGTACGGGGTCAAGCCCTCCTTCATCTTCGATTCGCTATCAATGGCACGCGCTCTACGCGGCGTGGAAGTTGGTAATTCCCTTGCAAAACTGGCAACTGCTTTTGGACTCCCCGCCAAGGGGAATGCAGTCCACAGCACAAATGGATTGGGTGTCATCAGTCCCGCCATTGAAGCGGAGCTATCCGCATACTGTTCTCATGATGTCTTCCTCTGTGAACAAGTATTTAGTAGGCTGGTGCACGGATATCCGGCAAAGGAACTAAAGCTGATCGACATGACGCTCAAGATGTACACCGACCCCGTGTTGGTGCTTGACCCGGACATGCTGACGGACGCCCTGCTAGAGGAGAGGGAGAAGCGCGAAGCGTTGCTGACACGGTTGCAGATTGAGGAGTCGCAGCTTGCATCCAACCCGCAGTTTGCCGCCATACTGACAAGCCTTTCTGTACCCCCACCCTACAAGACGAGCAAGACCACAGGCAAGCAGACGCTGGCGCTTGCCAAGAACGATGCCCTATTCCAAGCCATGCTCAACGGGGAGAACGAGGATGTGGCCCTGCTGTGTGAGGCTAGGCTGGCTGTGAAGTCAACGACTGAGCGCACACGGGCGCAACGGTTCCTCGACATCAGCAAGCGCGGTACGCTGCCTGTACCCCTGTCCTACTACGGGGCATCCACGGGACGCTGGACGGCAGCAAGGGGGAGCGCCATCAACATGCAGAACCTCAAGCGCGGGTCGTTCCTGCGCAAGGCGATCATGGCTCCCGAGGGCCACCAACTCGTCGTTGGCGACCTGTCCCAGATCGAGCCGCGTGTGCTGGCGTGGCTGGCTGACTACCATGATCTGCTGGACATCTTCCGGGCCGGGGGTGATCCGTATGCTGCCTTCGGTGCGCAGATGTTTAACATCCCCGGACTGACCAAGGAGAGTCATCCTGATCTGCGGCAGTCAGCCAAGTCCGCGCTGTTGGGGGCAGGGTATGGACTAGGCTGGGCATCGTTCGCATCGCAGTTGTTGACAGGGTTCCTTGGCGCTCCACCGATGCGCTACGACAGAGCCTTCGCCAAGCAGTTGGGTGTCACGCAGGACAAGGCTAAGGAGTTCCTTGAGTGGGAGGACAACGTAACCAAGCTCGACGAGATACCGCACACCTGTACGGAAGCGGAGCTTCTGGTTCACTGCTTGGCATCCAAGGCCATCATCGACAAGTACCGCAAGACAGCGGCCCCGGTGGTCAACTTCTGGGGGATGTGTGGGGAGCTTATCGGGCGCAGCCTGTACAGCGGGAGGGACTACAAGCACAAGTGCCTGACCTTCAGCAAGGGGGAGATCGTGCTGCCCAGCGGAATGAAGCTGCTGTACCCCGCCCTGCACCAAGAGAAAGATGAGAAGGGTAGGATGCAGTGGACATACGGCCCGGATAGGACTAAAATATATGCTGGTAAGATTACCAACAATGTCACGCAGGGCGTAGCGAGGTGCGTGATGACAGACGGGATGCTCCGCGTAGCAAAGAGATATCCTGTCAAGGGCACGGTACACGACGAGTTGATCGCCGTTGTTCCTGATGCAGAAGTGAGTGACGCGAAGACTTGGGTCTTGGCGCAGATGACTATGGAGCCACGGTATATGCCGGGGATTCCACTGAACGCTGACGGTGGCGCACACCGTAGGTATGGACTAGCCAAAGGATGAACATGGAGATACCGAAGAAGATACGCGTAGGCCGACGATGGTACACAGTCGAGGTTGTGGATCAGATGAAGACACGGGGGCAGATGGGCAGGGTGGACTACCCACCGCAGCAGCACATACGCCTTGCGCTACGCAGCAACAAGACAGGACGCAGCTTCAAGCAAGAGGAGGTCAGCGATACCTTCTGGCACGAGATACTGCATGCAATCTTGTACGACATGGACAGTCGGCTGTACGCCGATGAGAAGTTTGTTACAAGTCTTGCATCCCGCTTGACCACAGCCATTAACTCAGCGAGGTTCTGATGACCAAAGTAGTGTGGAGCCACTCGTCCCTCAAGGACTTTGAAGGATGCCCTCGCCGGTATCACGAGATAAAGGTGCTGAAGAACTACAAGTTCCAAGAGACTGAGGCTACGCGCTACGGCACGCAGTTGCACAAGGCAGCAGAGGACTACATCCAAGATGGTGTGGTGCTGCCCCCGCAGTTCTCGTTCGTCAAAGACACGTTGGATGCGCTTAACAAGAAGCCCGGACGCAAGCTGGTCGAGTACCAGATGGCGCTGACAGAGAAGCTACAGCCCTGCACATGGAAGTCACCGGATGTATGGGTGCGCGGCATTGCCGACTTGCTCATCGTTAACGATGACGATCTGACCGCATGGGTTGTGGACTACAAGACGGGCAACAACCGCTACCCAGACCGGGATCAGTTACGGTTGATGTCCATCATGGTGTTCGCGCACTTCCCCCATATCCGTCAGGTCAAGTCCGCGTTGTTGTTCGTTGTGAAGAACGATATGGTCAAGCACAGCATGACTGTGGATCAGGCAGAAGCAGAGTGGTGGAGCTACCGTGAGCGCACGGCACGCATCGCAGCTTGTACGGAGAACGAGGTATGGAACCCCAAGCAGACGCCACTATGCGGATGGTGCGCGGTGAAGAGTTGTGAATTTAACCCCAAGCATTAGGAGTACGACATGGCAACAAGAGATTACAAAAAGGAATACAAGCAAGACCTGAAGACAGGCAAATCCGGCCCGGACTCAGCACAGCATGAGAGGCAAAGAGCGCGGCGCTCATATGACGCCAAGGGCATAGAGCGTAGCGGCAAGGACATTGACCACATCACACCGCTGCGCAAGGGGGGCAAGTCCACGCCGGGGAACCTGCGGCTACGAGCAAAGAGTGCGAACGAAGGCGACAACAAATAAAACGGAGAAGCAATGGAAATCATAGAGAACAAGGCGCTACTACTGCGCACGAGAGACCCCGGCAAGTACGGCATCATTCCCAAGAGCAAGGTGGTTGAACGCTTTGACGATGGGTCTGCATCCATCGCTATCTACTGGGGGCTGGACGAAGCAAGGGTACTTAAAAACTTAGGCGTCAAAGATGTACCCTCGCCTATAACACGGCGCTACCATTGGCCGGGGCGCTACATCCCGATGGCGCACCAGATAGAGACTGCTGGCTTTTTGACCATGCACCGCAAGGCGTTCTGCTTTAGCGAACCGGGGACAGGCAAGACACTCAGCGCACTATGGGCGGCTGACTACCTGATGCAGCGCGGGGACATACGCAGGTGCTTGATACTGTGCCCCCTGTCCATCATGCACAGCGCGTGGTTGGCAGACATGACTAGCAGCATCATCCATCGCTCTGCCATCATCGCGCACCATGCTCAGGCTAGTCGGCGTATAGAGATGGTGCAGCAGGACTACGAGTTCGTCATCACCAACTACGATGGCCTGAACCTGATAGCTGATGAAGTAAAGAACGATGGGCGCTTTGATCTGGTCATCGTGGATGAAGCGAACGCCTACAAGACCTCGACTACCAAACGGTGGAAGTCCTTGCAGAAGATCGTCACGCCAGACACATACCTGTGGATGATGACGGGGACACCAGCATCGCAGTCACCTGCGGATGCGTATGGGCTTGCCAAGTTTGTGAACCCCAACGGTGTGCCACGGTTCTACACAGCATGGCGGGATCAGGTGATGAACAAGATCACCATGTTCAAGTGGGCACCGAAGGCTGACGCACCGCAGACAGTACATGCGGCATTGCAGCCAGCGATACGCTACACCAAGGCACAATGCCTCGACCTCCCGCCTGTCATAACGATGGTGCGTGAAGTGCCGTTGACGCCACAGCAGAACAAGTACTACACCATGCTCAAGGAGCAGATGCTGATACAGGCAGCAGGCGAGACAATCAGCGCAGTCAACGCTGCGGCAGGCGTGAGCAAGCTGCTACAGATCAGTTGCGGTGCAGCGTACACAGACATGAAGGAGGTAGTGGAGTTCGACTCGGCTCCGCGCTTGGCTGTGCTGGAGGAGATACTGGATGAGACAGATCGCAAGGTCATCATCTTCGCGCTGTTCCGTAGCACCATCTCTGCTATTCATGCGTACCTGCTGAAGAAGAACATCGCTACCGAGATGATCCACGGCGATGTAACACCTGTGAAGCGGGGCGACATCATCAGGCGCTTCCAGAACGAGCCTGATCCACGAGTGCTGGTGATGCAGCCACAGGCATCGGCGCATGGCATCACGCTCACCGCTGCTGATACCGTTGTGTTCTACGGCCCGTTGATGTCTGTTGAGCAGTACACACAGTGCATAGCCCGTGCTGACCGCAAGGGACAGAACTCCGACAAGGTAACAGTGATACACATTCAAGGCTCTCCGATAGAGAAGCGAATGTTCAAAGCCCTTGAGGGGAAAGTGAACGACCACTCACTTCTCACCAAGATGTTCGACATAGAAATTAAAAACTGAAAGGTGCTTGCAATCGAAAAATAAACCGCTAAACTGTCCAACCCTAGACAAAAACAACAGGAGAAGTAAATGGAAATTGACGTAATGCCGCTGGATCGGCTTGCCAAAATCTACCGTAAGATGCGCTCGGCTATCGAAGTCCTGACCAAGGAATACGATACGCAAGTCGAGGCCATCAAGGAGCAGCAGGAGGGCGTGAAGAACGCCATGAAGGAACAGATGAAGGCGCTGGGTGTCTCATCTGTGAAGACAGAACAGGGAACAGTCATCCTCTCTGTGAAGACGCGCTACAACACGCAAGACTGGGACTCGTTCAAGAAGTTTGTCATCACGCACGAGGCTGTGGACTTGCTGGAGAAGCGCATCGCACAGAGCAACATGGCGCAGTTCTTAGAAGAAAATCCCGGACTCGTACCTCCGGGACTCAACACGTCGTCTGAGTATGACGTCAGCGTACGCAAACCAACCAACTAGGAAATCAAAGTGAGTATTACCCTTTTCAATTCGACGAGCGTCCCCGCACATGTACGCGCTGGACAACTATCCGAGACTGCACTTGCCCTCACAGGCGGTGGTACAGGCTCCAGCCTCAAGCGCATCAGCACCAAGGGTGGCGTGTTCAGGCTAATGGCAGGCGGCAAAGAGGTTGCCAACATCGAAGAGCGCCACCTTGATGTGGTGATTGCCAAGGCTGCGGCTAAGATCAACCGCATCTTCTACGCCAAGGCATACGACAGCGAGAACGTAGGTGGCCCTGACTGCTCCTCCAGCGATGGTGAGAAGCCTGATGCAGGCGTGCCTAACAAGCAGTCGGATACCTGTATGGGCTGCGAGAAGAACATCGCAGGATCGGGCAACGGCAACAGCCGCGCCTGCCGCTACCAACAACGCTTGGCTGTGGTGCTGGCTAACAACCCCGCAGGTGATGTGCTACAACTGACGCTGGCAGCTACCTCTATCTTTGGCAAGGAAGACGGCGACAAGCGCCCCCTGCAAGCGTATGCACGCTTCTTGGCAAGCCAGAACCCGCCTGTTAACCCAGAGGCAGTTGTCACGCGTATGCGCTTCGACACCAAGGCCGAGGCTCCCAAGCTGTTCTTCCAACCAATGCGTTGGCTGTCGGACGACGAGTACGAGACTGTGATGGAGCAGGCCACCAGCAAGGATGCTATCCGCGCTGTCTCGTCTACCGTAGCGTCTGTTGATGGTGTCAAGGCCGCGCCCCTTGCGCTGGCTGGCAAGCGTCCTATGGGCGAGTTGACCAAAGAGGAAGACGCCCCCACGTACGAGCCCATCGCAGCAAAAGCCGCCGCCAAGAAGGCCAAGCCAGCACCCGCGCCAGCACCTGTGGTAGAGGATGAAGACGAACCTGAAGTACGCAAGGCCGAGGTTAAGGTAAGCTCCGTGCCTGCCAAGAAGGGCAGCTTGGCTTCTATCGTTGCTGATTGGGACGACGAGTAACAGTTTCGCTGGGGTGGGCAGCGGTTGCATTGCGTAGGTCGGGGTACTGAT